AAAGGCGCAAAGCGACGCCATCCACCTGCAGGTCAAGACCCAGGCTGAAATTGAGCTGGCGAAGATCAGGGCCGAGCTCGACGCCAAAATGGCTTTGCTCGACGCCCAGCTGAAAGCCGCGAGCGAACAGCAAAAGCTGCGCCACGCGCACACGCAGCACCAGATGGACGTCGCGGGAGCAACGCTCGATATGGTGGCGGCCGCGCACAGCCATGATCTGAAGATGCAGCAGAGCAACAAAGCACCAGGCGGGTCCAATGACTGACGAAAGCAAACTCGACCAGGCCGCCGCCAAGGCGGTGCGCGCGCAGGAGCTGCTCGACAACGAACTCTTGAGCGAAGCCTTCGGGGCGCTGGAGGACAACTACACGGCGGCGTGGCGCGGCACCACGATCGACGACCTCGCGGCCCGCGAAAAACTGTTTCTGGCCATCAACATTGTCGGCAAGGTGCGCGATCATCTGACCGCCGTCGTTACGAACGGCAAGCTGGCGCAGGCTGAATTAAAGGAGCTGGCTCAGACCGCCGAGCGCAGGAAGCGGTTTGGGATCTTGTAAAGCGGAGAGGAACTAGCCACAACCTAAAGACGCGCAATTGACAAAGTTCGCGCTTTGTTCTACAAGGCCGGTCTTCACCTTTCGCCGACCGCATTTTCGCCAAGCGGATGAGAGGTCTATATGTCGGATCGGATTTTCTACGAAGGTGCCCGGCATGGGTTCTGATTCAAACGCATCGTCTCCGACCATTGAATCCGGTGGCCGCGGCACACAATCGTCGGTCTCTCGCTGGATTGCCGCAATGACGTCACCGAAATGGCTATTCGTCGTTGTGACCCTGGCGTGTCCGGTTGCTTCCGCGTTCTTAGATTTTCTTGTTCCGGCACTCTCGAACTTCCTGTTCTTTATAGGACTGGTTTGCTGGATACCCATGTTTTTCTTTTTCTTGGGTGCTTTGTTTCGTCGGCGCTGGAAGGCGGTCGCAATTTTTGCCGCCGTATGGATCGTGATCTCACTGCCCCTCCTTAACATCACGGAGCCATTCACATGGCTCAGAATCCAGGGCTTTCGCATCCACGTTTCCCCACTCGAGAGCTATCTGGCCAGATGCCACCTGTTTGGTTTCATTGAAAACGGCACCAAACAAGCAGTCGGTTCTTGCGAGGACCGTTGGCTCGGCCCCGTCGAATACACTGTGTTTTACGACACGACGAGACAGTTCGCTTTGCCCGTGTCCGAGAGAACGCCGGCATGGAAGGAAGCGATGTCGCACTTCACTCCGGCGGAATATCTGATCGCCTCGGAAGGCGGGGCTACGCACCTTTTTGGAAATTTCTACCTGATCGACGTCAATATCGACAAGATGACCGGCGGCTAGTGAGTTGGTAGTCGCGGCCGTTGGCGATTTTTGTTTCGTCGTTGTTCCTGTCGAAGTTAGCGCCCGATACGTCGGTCGTCGCATTCTTGCGATCAGTAAATCACAAAAGACGACTGCTCGAATTTCTGCTCGGCCATCGGGAGGCAAATATGTCTGATCAGATTTTTTATGTTGGCGCCACCAAAGAGAACCAACTGACCGGCTACGTGCCCGCCAAATTTCTCATGCGCAATGGCATGTACGTCATGGACCCCACGCCGGGCGGCTCGCAGAAATCCTACCTCTACTCCGACGGCGTAGGGAACAACAAGACCGATGGAAGTGTCGCAAATCCAAACAACTATCTCATCGTTCCCGCGAACTACACCGAGCAGCAGGCCAAGGATTTCGTGGCCAGGGTCACCAACACCTGGTACACGGTCCATCCGGGAGACGAGACAGGTGCGGCCGGTCCAAACCAGGCGCTAATGGATATGGCTGAGGCCTTCTTGCAGGGCGGTTCACAAGACCTGCAGCGGCATCCGCAGTGGGGGATTCCGAAAGGCTCGACTGTGCCTGCCTTTGTCGGCAGTGCATCCAATCATCTCGGGTATGTCACCGCTTTGGCTGGCTTGCCCAAGATGTTGTCAGAGATCGGGGGCGGTGTTTTGAACGAGTACCATCACCTATCCAATCCAAAGATTGATAATAGCGGGCCGTACTGGCTGTCGCCGCAAAACCACGCCGACATTTCCCAGGGGTTTTCCGACGGTGTTGCTGCGAGCCAGCCGCCATCGCCGTTCAATGACTATGGCGATGGTTCGCAATCCGAACGCAGCGCGGGTCAGATCGGCGACGGCAATGGCGTCGCAGGCTGGACGTCTTCACTGGCCGGCATTGATCCCCAACAGCCGACGCCGCCCGCATGGCCGCCTCAGGTGAACAGACCGATCAGGTACCTCGGCAGCCGAACACGATAACAGATTGTTTCACCGCAGATCTGCTTTCGGCCCGTTGCACGACGTAACTCAAACAACACGCTGCCGAGTACGCTGACACAAGCGACCGGTGCAAACCGAATTGGCGATAAGCCAACGCCGACCCTGCAAGGCGAGCAGGCGCCCGGCGAAGACATCAGGAAAGCCGAACCGGAAGCGCTGCTTCCGCGCCATCGCGCGCCAGACGTCTTCAGACTTGAAACCTATCCAAATCCTCATCGGCCCCGAACACACCGGCTCGTTTAGCGAGGCTGAACAGTTGCGCGTAGCGCAGCGTAAAGCCGCACGCTGCCGGGCATCAACCAAAGGAAACAGCTGATATGGCTTTACCGACCTCCACCTTTGCCACCTACCAGGCGGTTGGCAACCGCGAAGACCTCTCGGACATGATCTATCGTATCGATCCAACCGATACCCCCTTCATGAGCGGGGCCGAGAAAGAAAAAGCCTCCGCCGTCAACCACGAGTGGCAAACCCAGGCTCTCGCCGCGGCTTCCTCTTCGAACGCCCAGCTCGAAGGCGACGATCCCACCACGACTGCAACCACGCCCACGGTTCGTCTCGGCAATCTCTGCCAGATCTCCTACAAGGTGGCGCGCGTGTCGGGCACCCAGCAGGCCGTCGATCATGCCGGCCGCGACAACGAGCTGGCCTACCAGGAGATGCTCAAGGGCCTGGAGCTGAAGCGCGACATCGAAACGATCCTGGTCGGCACCAACCAAGCCAAGGTCGCGGGCAATACTACGACGCCCCGTCAGACGGCCTCGATCCTGTCGTGGATCGCGTCCAACACTTCCAAGGGCACGGCCGGCGCTCCCGCCGATCCGTCTCCCATCGACGGCACCCGCACGCGTACCGACGGCACCCAGATTGCGTTTACCGAAGCGCGCCTGAAATCCGTGCTCTCCTCGATCTGGACCAATGGCGGCAAGCCCGGCACCATCATGACCGGCGCCTTCAACAAGCAGGTGTTCTCGACGTTTACCGGCCGCGCCACCGCGATCGAGGAAGCCAAGTCGAAAAAGATCGTGGCGTCGGTTGATGCCTATGAGTCCGATTTCGGCAAGCTCAAGGTGGTCGCAAACCGCTTCCAGCGGACCCGCGACGTGCTGGTGTTGGAAATGGACAAGTGGGCGGTGGCCTATCTGAACGGCCGCAACATGATTTCGATCCCGCTGGCGAAAACCGGCGATTCCGATCGGTGTCAGATCCTGGCGGAATACGCGCTCGTGGCGCGTAACGAAAAGTCGAGCGGCGGCATTTTCGACAACACCGCCTCCTGAGCTTCGGCTCCGTTATTCCGGGTTTGGTCCTTGCGGACCATCCCGGAATGACAGGGCAATAGCCTGACCCATTTTCTGGAGACTAAAGATGTCGCTTCCCGGCAATCATACGCTCAACACCATCGATCTTACCGCCTATACGCTTTCCTGCGGCGCTACGCCCGTGGCTGCCTATATTCGCGTTCCCTTCCGTTGCCGGCTGATGAAGGCAACCGGCGTTCTCGGCGGCGCCATCACCACGACCGACGGCACCGTCACCGTTTCGGTCAACGCAACTACGCTTGCGACCTTCGCGGTGGCCCAATCCGGCTCGGCGGCGGGCCAGTTGTTTTCGGCAGCGCCACCCTCGCCAACTTACCTGAACGAGGACGACGTTATCACGCTGACGCCCTCAGGGGCCTCGGGCGCGTCGATCCCGATGCATTTCTCGGTTGCTGTGAGGGCCGCATAAGATGTCGTTCTTTCCCAAGCAACCGTCCTCCCGCGCCGGCGGCACCCAGACCATCGCGTTTGACGCCAGCGTGGCGATAACAAATGCATTCGGCCCCGAAACTTACCAGCTTCGCCTGGTCGCGGATTCCGCGTGCTGTTACAGGATTGGCGACGGCGCGCAGACGGCAACTATCGCCGATACGTTTCTCCCGGCCAATGTGATCGAATATGTCATCGTCAGTCCGGGCCAGCGGATCTCCGCCATCAAGGCGGCTACCAATGGGCTCATCACCGCGACGGCGGGAACGTTGTGGATCACGGAAATGTCGTGATGGACGGCGTTCTGATCCGGCCACATCTCGACAGCAACGGCCACGACCTTGCGATCGAGCACGTCCAGGATGTCGAGCCCATCCTGGAGTGGAACAAGGCATCGCGGCGCGACGAACAACGCGGCGATTGGGGACGCCACGTCGCGCGCATTCCCAATGTAATCTACGTGCAATGGCTCGACGAAGAGCGGGCCAGGGGCAACACGGGCTTGAAAATGTTTACACCGGAGTTCGATCTGATCGTGCAGAGGAAACTTAAAGATCCGGAATGGGCCTATTTGCGAACCGATAGGCCGAAATTGCAAGCCGGCTGGTCAGCGGAGCTATCATGACGCAAATCCTGGACTACGCATCGCTGCAAACGGCGGTGACCGAATATCTCGCGCGGGATCAGGACGCCACGTTGATCGCACGGATTCCGACCTTCATCCAACTGGCGGAGGCAAAGTTCAATCGCGGATTATTCGTGCGGCAGATGGAGTCCCGCGCGACCGCCGTGGTGAATCTGGCATCGACCGAGCCAGAGTTCATTTCGCTGCCGGGCGACTTTCAATCGATGCGCAGGGTGCGGCTTTCGAGCGTCGCCGGAAAACCTTGTCTATCATTCAAGTCCGGCACGCAGATGGACGAATTTCGCTATGGTACTGCTGACGTAGCCGGCGCGCCGAAATATTTCACGGTGTTCGGAACGGAGGTGGAATTGGCCCCCTCGCCAGACCAAGCATACACCATCGAGATGGTGTACCGCGCCAACATTCCACCGCTTGCATCGAACACCAGTAATTGGCTGCTGACGCTAGCGCCCGATCTGTACCTCTACGGCGGGCTCCTCGAATGTTCTTCCTACATCAAGGAAGACAGCCGGATCCAGACCTGGGGCCTCGGCTTCACCGCCGCGCTGGATGATTTGAACAATCTTGGGCTGACCTCGACGTTCAACGCCGGGCCGATGCAAATAACGGCTTCCGGCGTCACACCTTAAGGGATTGCGATATGGCATCATTCAACAAGTTCAATTGCTTCACCGGTGACGTGGCACATGCGCTGCATGACATGAAAACCGGCACAGCCCAAGTCTATAAAATCTACCTGACTAATACCGCGCCGGTCGCAACCAACACGGTTTACAACACGCCGGCCGATCTTTCGACCGCGAACGGCTATACGGCGGGCGGCGCTGCCATCGGCGCCATCACGGGCTCGCAGAGCTCGGGTGTTTTCAAATTCACGGCCGGCA